AAACCTCACTCTCATTTTGGTGTAATATCTGGTGTTTTTTATATAACCGTTCCAAAAAATAGTGGTAAGATTGTGTTTATGAATCCAATAAATTTAGATGGTTATTTACCTGAGGTAAAAAATTTTAATAAACATACTTCGTCAACATGGAACTATTTACCAGAAGAAAATTGTTGTCTTTTATTTCCATCACATTTAACACATTATGTAGAATCAAATATGAACAAACAGGAAAGAATTAGTTTAAGTTTTAATTATGTCATTTAAAAAAAATAAATATACAGTAATTCGTCAAGCAATATCAAAAGATTTAGCTGCATTTATTGCAAACTATTTTTGCATGCAAAAACAAGTTTATGATACTTGTAGACAAGCAAGATACCTTTCACCTTTTGAACACATTATTGGATATTATGAAGAACCAAACGGACAAATACCAAATACGTATTCTCAGTATTCAAATATAGCTATGGAAACTTTGTTGCTTAAATGTCAACCAGGTATGGAGAAAGCTACAGGATTAAAATTATATCCCGCGTATACATATGCAAGAATTTATAAAAAAGGGGATGAATTAAAAAGACACAAAGATAGATTTAGTTGTGAGATATCTACTACCATGAATCTAGGTGGAGATGACTGGCCAATATATTTAAGCCCAGATGAAAATGTTGGTGCACCCGATGGTAAAAATATTACTGCGGCTAGTAAAGCAAAAGGAGTTAAAGTAGATTTAAAACAAGGAGATATGTTAGTTTATTCTGGCTGTGAGCTAGAACATTGGAGAGAAAAATTCAAAGGTAACGAATGCGTACAGGTTTTTCTGCATTATAACAATCGTAAGACACCGGGAGCTAAAGATAATATGTTCGACAAGCGTCCACATTTAGGTCTTCCTTCCTGGTTTAAACGATGATATAATCTTTAGATGGGGGCTGTGTCACCACCACATACCACGCAGTCCCCTTTTAAGGAATATATTATATGTTTTTTGGCGGAACACAGTTTGCAGGAGCCCCTTTTGGAGATTCAGGATTTAATCCTAATGCGTTTGTAAACGTAACAGGAAATAGAATAAACGAATCCACAGGCACAGTAGGTTTAGTAGGTAATGCTAATTTAAGTGTTACTGGTAATAGACTTAATTTTACTATTGGTAATGTAACTATTGTTGAAGGTACAGGTGTTATTGTATCTCCTGATGGTAGTCGTATAAATGTATCAAGTGGTGATCCAACTATTGTTGGAAAAGCATTAACAGTTTTAACTGGATCAAGAATAAATTTAAATACAGGAACACCTACATTTGCTTTTAAATATCCTGTTTCAGGATCTAGAGTAAATACAAACACAGGCAGTGTTACAACAATTGGTAAAGCAACTGTATTACCAAATGGGTCTAGAGTTGATGTAAGCACTGGATCTGTAACAGTAACGGCAGATGCAAACTTATCAGTAACAGGAAATAGAGTAGATGTTGAAATAGGAAACGTTACAACTAAAGCAAATGCAACCGTAACTGTTACAACAAATAGACAAAATTTATCTACAGGAACTGTAACTATAGTAGCCAAAGCAACTGTCTCACCAGATGGTAACAGAATAAATATGGCAGATGGTTCTGTATTAATTAAAAAATGGGATGGTATTGTACCGGGAGCAACTATGACTTGGGATCCGGTTCAGACATCATTAGGATAAAATATGTTATTTGGAGCAACACCTTTTTCAAACTCACCATTCGCCGATCCAGGTGGCGTAACAGTATTTGTTAGTTTAACAGGAAACAGGGTAAATGTAGACACTGGCACAGTAGGCATTGTAGCTTCTGGAAAAGTATTACCTAATGGTTCTGGAATAGAGATATCAGTAGGTAATGTTACTGCTAAAATAGGTCAAACAGTTGGTGTAACTGGGGTAAGAATAAACCTTGCAACAGGCACTGCTAATGTGATATCATGGAACCCGATAGTTCCAGGGGCTACTGGTACCTGGGTACCTATTGACCCGAACAATCCGTAGGAGAAATATATGGCGTCAAGTACATCGAGCGATTTAAAATTAGAACTAATTACTACAGGTGAAAAATCAGGAACCTGGGGTACAATTACAAACACAAATTTACAAATATTAGAACAAGCATCATCAGGATATTTATCTCTAGACGTAGGATCTGGTGATGTAGCATTATCTTTAGCTAATCATGCTACAGCAAATGGTAAAAATTTATATTACAAACTAACCGGTACGTTATCTGCTAATAGAACAGTCACTATGCCAGACTCTGCCGAAAGAGTTTTTATTGTAGAAGATGCTACAACAAGATCATCTTCTAATTTTACATTAACAGTTAAAACTGTATCAGGAACCGGGCTAACATTACCTGTAGGATCTACAACAGTTTTATATTCTGATGGTACAAATATTACAGGTAAACTACAAACTAAAGGATATTACACACCATCTGCAACCTACACTACAGTAAACGGTGATCAAATTTTAGTTGATACATCTGGAAGTGGTATTGGAACTGCAATTACTATAAACCTACCTGCTTCACCAGCTATTGGAAATGAAGTTACATTTATTGACAGTGGTAATAATCTTGCATCTAACAACTTAACTGTTGGTAGAAATGGATCTAATATAAATGGAGCTGCATCTAATTTAGTAATTAGCACAAATGCTTCAGCTTTTACGTTAGTATATGCTAATGCATCGAGAGGCTGGGTATTTAAAGATAAGATATAGGAGCTAACACATGGCTCTACTTGATTTCAAATTTTTTCCAGGGATCGACAAACAAAATACTACTGTTGGTGCTGAACAACGTTGGGTTGATTGTGATAACGTAAGATTTAGATATATGTTACCAGAAAAAGTTGGTGGTTGGTCTTCACTTATTACAGATACTATTGTTGGCGTTGCTAGACGTCAGTTTGCATTTGTTGATATAGCGGGAAATAGATATGTTGCTATTGGAACAGACAAATTTTTATTATTATATTTTGAAGGTCAACTACATGACATCACACCCGTGAAAGCAGCTTTGTCTAGTGCAACGATTGCAACTACATCTGGTTCAGCCGTTTGTACTATAACTAAATCTGCTCACGGATTAACAGCGGGTGATATTGTACAATTTAATAATGTAACTTTACCAAGTGGTACAGGATACTCTGCATCTGATTTTGAAGATAAAAATTTTCAAGTAACTTCTGTTACATCAGCTTCTGTATTTACAGTTACACAAAGTTCTAACGCATCAGCAACTGTATCTACAGGCGGTAGTATAGAATTAATTCCTTACGAACCAGTTGGTCCTGCTGCACAATCATATGGATATGGTTGGGGCACAGATACTTACGGAGCAGGTAAATGGGGTGAAGCATCATCAGCAGATGATATAACACTTGAACCTGGACTTTGGTCATTAAGTAATTTTGGAGAAGTATTAGTTGCAACAATTGCAAATGGTAAAACATTTACATGGAACGCTGGAGCTACTGATCCTTTAACAGTAAGAGCATCTACAGCTACGTCAGGATTTGCAACTACAAGTAATCCAACAGCAACAAGGGTTACATTAGTATCACCAACAACAAGACACTTAATTCATCTTGGAACAGAAACGACAATCGGCACACCAGCAACACAAGATGATATGTTTATAAGATTTTCAGAACAAGAGGATATAAATGACTACACAGTTACAGCTATAAATACTGCAGGCACACAAAGACTACAAGACGGAACAAAAATTATAGGAGCATTAAAAGCCAAAGAAACAATTTTAATATGGACAGATAATGCGTTGTATACAATGAAATTTATTGGTGCACCTTTTACATTTGGTTTTGAACAGGTCGGAACTAACTGTGGTTTGATAGGTAAAAATGCAGCTGTAGAAATAGATGGTGTTGCATACTGGATGTCACCAAATGGTTTTTTTGCATTTGATGGTACGGTTAAATCTATACCATGTTCAGTGCAAGATTATGTTTATGATCAAGCTGATACTACAAAAGGACAACAAGTATATGCAGGATTAAATAATCAGTTTACAGAAGTAGTTTGGTATTATCCATCATCTAATTCAGAATATAATGATCAATACGTTGTGTATAATTATGGAGAAAGCACTCCTAGAACAGGACAAGTTTGGTATATAGGAACAGAAGCCAGAACTACATGGATTGATGCAACAGTATACCCTACACCTTTTGCAACTAAATTTGATGATAGTGCAACAGGTACTTTTCCAGTCATTATTGGTGAATCAGGGCTCGGGCAAACTACTTTATTTGAACATGAAGTAGGCACAGATCAGGTAAATCCTGATGGTACGACTACAACAGTTACGTCTTTTATACAGTCTTTTGACTATGATTTACAACAGAGAATGAGAGGTCAAGCATATCAAGTAGCAGGAGATATATTTTTAGCTGTAAGAAGATTTTTACCTGATTTTAAAACATTAGCTGGTAATGCAAAAGTAACTTTAGCTGTTAAAAGATATCCATCAGATTCACAAACTGCTACATCTTTAAGCCCATTTACAATTACCGCAAGCACTGATAAAAAGGATACTCGTGCACGAGGACGTTTTGTGAATATAAAAATAGAAAATGATGCTGTATCTGAATCATGGAGATTTGGCACATTTAGGCTAGATGTACAACCAGATGGGAGAAGATAATGGCTAAAATAGTAGTTAGATTACCTGAACCAAAAGAAGAGTACGATGTATCTAACCAAAAACAAATTAATAGAGCTGTTGGATTAATTGTAGAACAATTAAATTCAACATTTTTAGATGAACAAAAACAGGAGCAAGAGAGATTCTCTTGGTTTTTAAGTGGCTAATATTTATAGAAACGCAAAAGTAGATTTTACAAATACAGATAACACAACAGTGTATACATCGCCTAGCAATTCTAGAGCAATTGTAAAAAGTATTTTAGTATCTGATGATTCGGGTAGTGGAGATAGTATTAATGTAACTTTAACAAATGCAAGTTCAGCAATATTTTCTTTATTTAAATCAAAAACAATTGCAGCAAATGCAACTACAGAGTTGATAACACAGCCAATTGTATTACAAGAGAGTGAGATATTAAAAGCACAAGCAACAACCGCAGATAGATTACATATGGTAGTTTCTCTGTTAGAAATAAATAGGGATTAATATGTTTATAGAAGAAGGAGAAGTAGCGTACACATACATAAATGGTAAAAAAGTACCAGTTGTAAAATGCGAAACGGAAGTAATTTTAAGAAACAAAGAAACTGGTTATGAATATAGTTCTGATAAAGAAGCAGAAGATGATATTGCAAACCCAGATACAGCTACACAAAAAGAACATGTAGTTAGATCTGTTAAAATAAAAGTAGCAGCGATGCCACCATTAGGTGCATCGTCAGATAAAGATGAGGATAAAAAATGATTTTAGATCCAATAGATCAAAATATAAGAGATCAAGGTTTTAACTTTGTACCTTTTGATAGGTATTTAGCTAATCCATTTAAACCATATACATTAGATATGTCTGGCGGCATAACTACATTAAAACCACCAATATTTCCAATGCCTCGACAAGGTGGAGGTGGAGGGGGAGACGGACCTGGAGGACCTGGCAGTGCTGATGCACCTTCACCCGAAGAGCAAAGTACAACTGCAGATGATTTTGGTTTTGGTTTAGCAGGCAACGATCCTTCAATGAATATGACTGAAGAAGAAAAAGAAGCTATTGATGAATATAATAACCCTACCACTACAAAAGGTATGTTAGGTACAGCTTTTGCTGCTACGTTAGGATTTCTAAATCCTGTTACTGCAATAGCAAGTTTAGCATATCAAAGAAATAGAGCTAGAGATGCAGCTATGGAACAAGCAAGAGAAGCAGCTACACAAGCTGCAGGTAGAGGTTTTGATATGGCAGGAACAGGAGATACATCGGGAGGACGAGCTGGAGGAGGAGGATTTGGCGGTAATACTGCAGGAGGATTTTCTGAATCTGACCCAACTGCAACAGAAGGATCACACGCTTATGGCGGTAGAGTTGGATATATGATGGGCGGACTAACAGATCTTGTAGACATTTATGATTGATTATAGGAGAAAAAGACAATAAAAAGGTAAGATTATGGCAATTTCAAGAATGAATATGGAAAGAC